CATTCAACTTTACAGACTCCTCAGGGTTGGTAGACGCTTCAAGTGCCTGAGTCAGACTTGCTAACTGGTTAGTTAGCGCGCCGACTTCTTCCTCGTGGGCGTTAGCGAACTCGCCCTTAAGTTCCTCAATCAGTTTGGGGTTCTTCTCCTTTAACTGGTCAAGGGTAGCTTCTTCCAACATATCTTCCTCCTCAAATTCAGTTTTAGTTTGTGTATAGGTAACTTGGGGAGCAGACTCAAAGATTGTGTCGATCCCAGCATCTGCGACCCCTGGACGGGCTGTAAAGTCGATACCGGACAGTGTTGCGTTCTCCATTACCTCTACATCTTGGCCATTAACCTTACCCATCCGACTTGTAACCGTACGACCGTCGGCTCGGATAGAAGTAGACCCGATATTGCTGTGACGGAGCAGTATCTGGACGTCCTGTCCCTCCATTGTGGGCATGATAACAGCTTTGAACTTTACCAGTTCCTTACGAGCGTCGGGACGGAAGAGTTTTGTAATCTTCCCGATGGGAAGCTCCTCCACAGTTGGCGAGAAGAACCCACCAGTCCCGTAAGCCTTTCCGTGGCTAGTGAACATCGTAGGGATACCACCCTCTGCGATGAACCTATTCGTGTTCTCGATAAGGCCCTCGTTAAACTCTTTCGAGTAGTAACGCATGTTCGCACTTACGATGTTGTCCCTTAGAGCAACACCTTCGACGTTCATGATGCTATCGTTGTCGCCCTCACTCGACTCACTAATCACTTCTAGAGCCGACTCGACGCTTCCCAGTTGGATGAGTAACCCAGTATCTCGCTCAGTCTCCTGAGGTGTCGTCGTCGTCGGTGTCGTCGGTCGGTTGTCCATTGTCAACTACCTCCTGTGCTTTCTGCTTTACGCGGTCTGCGACCGCGGTCCACTGTGCTGGTGTCATCTGCAGGAACTTTGCTGCGATATACTCATCGTCAACCACTCCGAGGCTCACAAGAGTCTGAGCTGCTGAGGCAAACGCTTGGAGCGCCTGTGCCTCCTCAACCACATCCAATCGTGAAGGATTGGGCCACTCAATTACGTACTGCACGTCGCGAGGATTGATCCCCTTTAACAGAAGTGTGAGTGCTACAAAGTGGTGAACGAAACCACTATTTACTGACTGAACTCTGCGAATCGTACGAGCAAAGCGTCTATCCTGGTACGACAGAGTCGCTTTGGCGTTGATATCTCTTTCCAACCCCAGATACGCTTTCGGCACCCGCATCGAAGTAAGGATCTTATTCTGGTAATACTCTACGGGATCCAGATGAGTGAACCCAGTACTCGCGGTGTCGAGAACACTGACGTCGGTCAGACCTTCGTGGATCTGGCCACTGAAGTCGTGGAACCCTTTTCCGATAAACAAGTCCTTTACCACCGACAGTTCCTCGTCTCCTAGAACCCCGGATACTACCTTCTTCTGGGTGAGGCCCCGCTTGAACCTCTGGATATAGGCAGTAGCCTCCTTTTCGGTCTTGCCCGTAACGTCAAGCTTGAATAGCAGCCGAGCAAAAGCCCGAGTTAGCCAGTTAACACACAGAGCTTCCTCCATTGCCTTCAGCTTCCGCCACGAGTGTCGAGCCGTGTAGCACATCGACCGCCCATACGGACTACTTCCTCGTCGGTTCCACCTAATATGCTCGACCTGCCACGCACGGAACCCCGCGATAAATTTGTTAGTTCGCGGGACGTACTGCTCAAACGCAAAGTTGCCTTCGGTGCTGCCCCGAAGCAATAAACCTACTTCGTCCTCATTCCGCACCATCGAGTTGGGCGGCATGTGCATCACCCGAACAAGCTGGAGGTTGGGTCCAAGTATGTACTGCTGGAAGTTGTCTCCATACAACAGAGTGTCCCGAGTAATCCCATACATCTTCTCGGCTAGTCGGCACTGTGCAATCGAATCCTCTACGTACTTCTGCACACGTTTAGACACTCCACTTTCCCATACGACCCGAAACGACTCCTCAGCACCCATCTCCGAGTTCACAGCTTCATCGGCCAACACGTCTAGTGCCACTGCAACCTCGTCGATGGTGTCCTCCATCTCCTCAGCGTCGTCGTAGATCTCTACCCGCTCCGTCGAGATGTCGAACCAGGCAGAAGTTAAAGCGGACATACTCGCATCGGCTATTCCAACAGTAGTTGTTTGGGTCTGCTTGGGTACCTGAGTACTAAACGACTTCGTGAGGAGTCGTACAAACTTTGCCAGGCCCCTCGGAGCTTCTACAATGCCGCCATGGGATTCCACAGTATCTCCTCCAATTCTTCCCTCGATAGTGGCCTCGACGTATCTAAACCTGAAAACTCACCTACTAACTGCTCTTCAGGTATCTCGTCACGTTCACGCTGCTGAGCCAGGAGCTCCATTCGAACCCAGTCGCCGCTGCTTCCAGCAACAGGAGCCTGCTCCGCACCAAACTGAAAAGTATCCGCGATCGTTACCTCTGTTGTAGCCAGTGCCTCCCATTGTTGAGCCAGACGCCAGCAACCCTCAAGTGCATCCAATCCGTCATCGTGCGGGAGCAGCGGGGCCTGTTCCATCTCCTCGTACAGAAGATCGAAGCTCCCAGTTGCCCTGTCGGGGAACGCTAAGTAGTCATTCTCGATGTCGGGCTGCAGAGACTGAATCCGCATTTCCTTTCCGCCCCGGTGCGACTGTTGTATTGGCACTACGGGAAGGTATGCACCCTGCTCACGAGACTCCTTAGCCGACTGCGATGCGAAGAATGCCTGAAACTGAACGGCCTCGATGCCCCAGCGAGCTACCCGATAACGTCTGCCCCATCTAATCTGGTCCTGAAGTAACGTATCCGGGGTCCGCCTCTTCATATCTGCCTCAATTACGAACCCCAGCCCCGAAGGAGCTCTTGCAATAATAATAATAGCGCTGTAGTCAGCTGCTTGAGTCTTACCCAATGATGGATCGGTGAACGCAAAGAGCTTACAGTCGGACAGTTTAACAGGCAAGTGTTCAAAGTGTGGAGTCAATACAACCTCGTCACCTATCCACTCCCGTGAATACGCCGCCCACCTTGGGAAGAGCCGATCCTCTGGAGCCACCGGAATGTTCTGGAGTTCCATCGAGAACGACGCCGAACCTTCGGATGCCTTCATGACCATGAGTTGGTAGTACGGATAAGCCTCCGGCCAAGCACTTACTGCACCGGCATCCATTTCCACCTTGCGCTCTAGGTAGAACGCATAGGCATCCTTCTCCTTATTAGGGTTCTCTATACTAGTGAGTATCTTTCGCCACTCGTTCCACAACTCAGGGTTGTCGGCCCACCGTGCAACCGCTCGATAGGTAGTGTGCTGGAACATCGGGTTTAGCACACATTTCCGTACCAAACACTCTGAGTGGATAAAGTTTCCAATCACTAGAATCTTTGTGTTTTCCCACCCAGCACGAACCACGGAACGGTTAAACCAGTTCTGGATGTCCCGACGCATCGTCGAACTCTGGACACCCTTAACGTCTTCTGGATCGTCAACGATTATCAGATCCGGCCTCCATTGCCGGAACTTTCGACCGCGAATCTTCATTCGGGACCCCAGGGCAACTACTTTTACGTATGTGGTCGTTTCGATATCATCTTCTTGCCACTTATTGCCCCGGAGGTCCCCAAAATCTTCAGCGATACGTTCGTTATTCTCGAACTCGTACTTCAAGGTCGCAAGGTGACCCTTTGCTTGTGGAAAGGAGTCACTTATGATTGGTATGAAGTGCCGCTTCTCGTAGCAAACACACCACGCAGGAAGCCCTAACACAGCCCAAGAAGTATTATGAACGACGAAGCCTTCTGCTACATAGTTATGATCCGGATGCTCGACCTCGATGTCGTATGTGTGAACCTCACCCTCATACTCAATGCTTACTACTGAGTCCCAAAAAACGTCGCTATCTACTAGAGTCTGAAGCTTATCTGATTTATCTAACGCAGCTACCTTTGCTACTCGAGTCCTTGACGAGTCCCTCCGATCGGGTACTACATGGAACCCGTGCTTCTTCTTGAATGCACCTTGACGCGTATTCATCAACTTATGCCACCCATAAGGCACGCAGTCTAGTTTGGCACCGCGTCCGTCGGTCCCTAGAACCTCAATGTTCATGAGCTGGGCAAACTCTTCACTTGTCTGATTTACAATAACTCTCCAAGCTCTCCCGAATCTACCCTCTGTAGGCGTCTCGTATACTTGCGAAACCACACCAAAGCGGCCTAGCAACCGCTGCACGTCTCGTACAAGGCCCTCAGACATCGAACAGTACTCATGACAAGTACCCGAACCTCTTGTAGTAATGTGTCCATCACCCTTCCACAGGGCTATCAAGAACGTTTCTACATCTTCGATAGGCCAACCAAATACCTCTCCGGGTATCCTCTTGGTGTACGAGTTTGAACCGTACAGTCCGTACCTACGAGCCCAGTCCCGCGCACCTGAACAGTAATAAGTGATCCCGTCTTCACGTTTGCCAATCCGTCTAACTCCCCAACCCCTAGACTCTGCAGCTTTCCTAAAATCAGTTACGCTGTCAGAATCTACTTGGGTAAAGGTAACGCCTCCCCCCGAGAAGCCTCCCTCAGAGATCATCCAGCCTAGAAGCTTGGGATCCACAGAATGATCCGGCTTCAATACTGCCTCAGGAGTCCAGCTACGGACCGCAGCAACCCTATCCTGCACGGTAAGGTTTTGTAAGTTGCGCCTCTTGGGTAGGCCCTTCTCAAGTACCGTAAACCCATGCTCGCCTGTTGTAGCAATTCTACGGCCTGAACGTGTACGCAGCCACCAAACCTCCTTGACACCTTGGTCGTATACAGCAACTACACTAGTTGGTACGAGCTTCATACTCTCGTAGTCCAAACACATAACTCGATCGCCTGGTAGTATGTACTGAACCTCAACCTCGGTCCCGTCACTCATTAGGACCAGAGTTTCTGCGACGTCGCACTTTCCGTGCCCCCTAGGCCACGCTATTGCGAGGTTCTGTCGGCCCGGGGTCTCTAGCATCTCCTCTACGGTCTTGGTAAATCCCTTGTGCATCGCAGCCACTGGCTTCGTGAAGTGGTTCCGTAGGTAGAACTGGCAGAAGAACTGGAGATCCAACTCCCCCAACTGCTTACGCAGCTCCGGCGCACTTAGTGAGACGTCCATCCACCCACTTGCAACGAGCTGCTCCTCAGTGAACCTCCGCTGCAACGTGTCAGCTATCAGTTGCGTATCGTACGAGTCAAGCTTCATTTACATCATCACCGAACATGTACTACATAATGGGATCTCAGCCTTCCGTCCCGCGTTGTGAAGCTCCCTAACGTGACTAAGTACCGGACCTCTCCAAATCTCTTCCATACTCTGCTCGTGAAGGTTACCCATTGACGTCTCCGGCCCACTGTCGATGCAACACATTCCTACAGAGCCGTCACACCAGATGTACATACCGGCAAACGGCTGAGCACAGGGGTCAGAGGAAGCGCACCCTGTGTAACACCTAGGCTCGCCGTCAAATTGCTCCGTCCTCGAGTCACACTCACGATGGGTAACCTCGTCAACTCGGCCTGTCCAGTACTTAAAGAACTCGGGTACCTCATGTCGATTCCGATTAGTAAACGTCATATGTGCTCGTGTAGTTACCGGGCTTCCTGCAGCCTCGTTCAGTTCAAGGAAGCGTAGGATGTTTGCAATTACAGCTGCCAACTTGAGTGGAGGCCTTGCAGCTTCGTAGGTCTCAGCGGTAACCCCGTCAACGGAGAACGTAATGTGAGCAATTCCCAGGTCGATCAGTATCTGTGCCATCTCTTCGCCCAGTAGGGCTGCATTTGTATACAGTACTACTTGGGTAGTTGGGAGCCTATCTCGAATGTAGCTAATTAGCGACTCGAGGTGGGGCCATACTAGGGGCTCCGCGTATCCATAGGGATGGAACACCTCCACTGGGCGCCCTACACACTGGTCTATAATGCCCTTTGCGAACTCAAGCGTCATGTCCTCACGCTTGAGGTACTGACTTGGGCATATAAGACAGTGTGCGTTACACCGAACACTTGTTTCGAGTTGTACAACTCCCGGAAAGTCTTTGGCGACTCGTTTCACTTACATTGTCTCCGTGAAAACTTCTGCATCTGTTTAACTTGACTCTCATCGATCCCTAGAGTTCGAGCGATATACTCAGTATCACCCCCAGCCATCTCTGCAAACGTCTCGATCCCTAACTCGTCGGCTAGCTGCTTACTTAGTTTCCTACCGAACCTCGTGAGTGGGTGACCTTGTACTTCGAGGGAGATTCCTGCGTTCTTGAGGACCTCTACGATCTCGGGTCGCATCACCATCCCGGCCTCCCAGGCCGCTCTACGAGTCGAGTTGGGATCCGCAGCGATGATCCGACG